CCGTAGTTGGCAGGGTTCAGCGTGAGTCCGCCGAACAACTCCACAGCACGGGCGATCTCCTCCTGCACATGGTTCATCACGCTGGATTCCAGAACGGTGGCCGCCTCTACACCTGGGCTACCGTCAGTAAAGCCGTCCAGACCCGTACCAAACAGATTGACCTTGCGTGTGCTGTGCGTTGTTCGTTTCATGGTGTCACCACAAATAGGACAGTTGTGTGCTGGGGTGCGACGGCCCGGATAGAGGCCTCGAACGTTCCGGATTGCGGGGCGTTATAGGTCACGGTCCAGGTATGCGCCCACTGGTCCCCTCGCAGGGGGGCACCCATAGCGCTGACACCCATAACAAAAAGCGGGTACTCGTGTTGAGTTATGGCGGCACCTACGCCGAACAGATCGGCGTAGGCTTGGATCTCCGGCAGGCTGGGCGACAGGTACTGACCCAGGAGAGCCATGATCGCTGTGGCCCTGGTCTCGGCTGAGTCGCCTATCTGGGGTGTCAGATTCAGCAGCGTCTCCCACACATCCAGCATCCCCTCGCCCATGACCGCGCTGGGGATAAACGCCTTGAGCAGGTCAAAAATGTAGGCGTCAATGCGTGCTGGCTCCTGGGCCAGCGCATCTAGGAGCGAGTCCCACACAGGCGTGGACTGGGCGTCCTGAGGCCAGACTGGACCGCGCGGCATATGCCGATAGAACCAGTCCTTGTAGTGCTCACTCGTCCTCACGGGTAGGTCACCGATCCCAGCACAGGAAGCCTGTTAGTAGGCACCACGATCGGTGTGGTGGGGAGGCTGAGGACGTGTGAGACCTCGCCGACGGCGCTGTTGATTGCGTCTTCAAGCCGCGAGAGCGGAATGGTTCCACCTGGCTCACCCTCGCGCGTAAACAGGTCGGAGACGCTGGTCTCGATCGCGTCCCGGACCTCGGGCGTGTTCGGGTTCAGGGTTGAGAACACGAGGTTGACCGGGAGCGTGCTTAGGGTGATGACCATTGGCTTAGAGGTAACAGGCGCCTTGGTCTGCAGGTGGGCGAGCATCGTTGCGCGCTCGCCCGAGTCAGGGATTGGATCGTTATCGTTATCGCGAGCGAACGCGACCGACACCGAGGCGGGTCCCTCTAGAAGCGGGAACTCCCACGCGCGCGTTACTCCGGGGACCTCCAGCGCCCACGCCTCCCAGTCACCAGGGCCCCCGCCCTTGGGAGGGTTCCGCATGCGTCGTAGGAGACGCAGCAACGCCTGCTCCCAGGCCTCTACGTCCGCACCAGACTGGGAGCTGCCCTGAACCTCGCAATCTGTGTCAATACCTGTAAGAGGCGCGGTCAGGGACAGGATTTGCCCGCCGTCGTTATTACCATCGTCGCCCACCTCACTGGCTACGAGCCGGACCGAGGCGACGCCGTCCACGTTCGTCACCGCCGCGCCGTCCACTGTGTAAAGCTGGCCGTCCGCTCGGCCGAATTCGGTACCGTCAGGGATTGAGGTCGAGGGGTCCCCCGTAACGGTGGCCGTACCCTCCCAGGCCTGTGCTGGTAACTGGAAAATCCCGAACAAAGCACCCCAGCGCCAGCCGTAAACCTCGTCCGCTGTGATCGGTGAGCACTGGCGTAGCACGTACTGGATCGAACTGAACAAGTGCTTGCTCATACCAGCGAGCGCTCTAGCGATAGCGTATTCGGGTGTGGCGCGCGGGCTGGTCCCGTCCGCGGCCGAACCGAGATCGGTTTGCGTGCGTGTCAGGAGGTCGCGAAATGTAGGGATGTTGAACATTTTAGATTGTGGCCTCCCAGAGCTTGACCCACTCGATCTGCTCGCGGTCCTGAACGAGCCCGATCTGGGCCTCCCAGCGGTCTCCCGCCCAGACCAGATCCACCAGCGTTTCGCGCACGATCCCGTCCTCAATCATGCACTTGAGGCGGGCTTGAATCTCCTGTTCGATCAGACGTGCGGTCTCGTTCGTGGCCTTGCCGCGGGTCAGGATGTGGAGACGGGAGCCGAGCTCCCAGCCCGGCACGTCAGGATAGCTGTTGCCCCAGTACCCGCCGTGCTTGTCACCGGGGCGCAGGTCCTCGTCCAGCGCTCGCCCCTCAGTGAGCAGGAGCAGAAGCACGGTCGTGCGCAGGGTCGGGTCCGTGGCGAGGTGTCCCGTGGGTGTAGCGCGGCTGAGATCGAACCCGCCGTCTGGTCGGCCAGAGAGCGCGAGCATTAGTCCAGCCTCACGATCTCGCTGGCCACGGTCTGGGCCTCGTGAGGGATCTGCGCGAGCGCTGCGCCTGCGGCGATCTGGAGCGCTGCGCCGCCGTCCATGGGAACGGGTACCCAGACGCCTGGCGGCGGCGGTCCTACAGGAGGGGCGGACGGTCCCGCAAGCAGGCCCTTGATCGCGGCGATATCTGCGCGCAGCGCCTCGATCTCCTCGTCCACGCGCGACGCGCGTGCGGCGAAGTCCTCGGGCTCGATCTGACCGAGGCAGACCTGCCCTTCCGCATTCAAGAACACGCGCCAGTCCGCGAGGTAGTGGAGCCCGCCCTCGCCTGGCTCTATATCGTCGTTCGGCACGATCCCGCCGGCCACGATCAAGGTTGCGCTCTCGCGCACGCCGCCAGCGTTCACCACCACGCCGCCGGAATCCGCGGGCGCGCGGAAGTGAACGCCTTGTGTCTCCAAGTGCTCCACACCGCTGGAGACGCGCCCGCCGCCCCAGATGACCTGGTAAAACACCGAGTCCTCCGAACGGTCCACCACCACGCGCGTGATCATGTTCTGCATGAGCACACGAAGTTTGCGGATATGTTCGATAAAATCAGCCACGGAGAGACACGCCGCGATTGAGATCTCGGGTCGGGAGCGGAAGCAGGCTGTAGGCCTCAGGCAACGATAGCACGAGGCTTGTCTCAAGCTCTGTATTTGACACCCTGAACTCTACATTTACCAATAATAGAATTTCGTTGATACCCAGGTCGGCGTCCTGGACGCCTACGAAGATCCCCGGCTCCCACGGCTTGCCGTCGGGTGCTAGCCCTCCAGGTAGCGTGTAGGTCACGGACAACGCCTTGCCATGTCGGACGTTGCGCTCCCAAGTGGCTTGGGTCTTGAGCTCCTCCACGCGCGCGTGCGTGTTCGAGTTTAGGACGTACGGCCGATAACGAGTCACGGTCTCGTCCTTGATCTCGAACTTCTCTAACGCCGCGTGACGCGGACTCTCCTCGGCGTTCGCGCGCATGGTCTGGTTCCGCAGCTTGTAGACCGAGTACTGGTCTTGTTCGGTGTGCGTGTACTGTCGACGCGTGGTCAGGTGCGCGGGTAGTTGCGTGGCGCGTAAACCGGAACTACGCGTGACGCGCATAAGGCGGATCGAGCCGTCGGCCTGGCTGACCGCGATCGTACCGGTCGCGCGGAGCAGGCGCTCCATGGCGTCGTAAACGCGCTCGCCCTCGTCCAGTTCGAACCGATCGAACTTGAACGGGTCGTTCTTGATCTCGGGCTCGGCCGTGACCGTGATCAGGAATGGCGCGCACAGATCGGTCACGATCTGGAACATGTTCTTTTTGAGCCATTGGCCGGTCTTGTGGATCGCGGCACAGTCCACGAGATCCCCGGCCTTGCTGCGTCCGCTGCAAGACGTGCTCGCGTACCCGGCCTGCACGCTCACGTCGATCTGATTGACGTGGCCTGTAACGAGCCTGTGAGGCCCGAGTGTTAGGTGACAGATCGAACCTACGCGCGCGTCGATAGCGCGAGGCAGGCCGTTGTACGAGAGCGTGAACGAGTGCGCGAGCGAGTCCAGAGAGCGCACAATCGAGGCCTCGGACCAGCCATCAAAACGCTTGTTGTTCAGCGAGAGATAGACTGTTAGGTCTTGCTTGGGCACGGCTTTACTCGCTCAGGACTTCGATACGTCCGGTCAGAAAACCCGGGTGAGGTTGATTGTTCCGAGCCTCGATCTCGTCGGCCCGGGCTGCGTCTCCGTAGAGCTCGTAGGCCATGATCAGGGAGCTGGACACGTCTACGAGATCCAGGCTCGTGAGCTGGGCTAGCTCCAGCGCGGAAAGGTGCGCGTAGACCGCTGCGCGCAAGTCCTGGAGTGAGTCCAGGACCGTGGCATCGTTCTCGAATCCAGCGATGACCGCGGCGCTCGCGCTCTCCAGCTCCTCGGTCAGCGAGTCGCGCGCGCTACGCGCATCCTGCGCCGAGTCGTAGGTCTGGAGGGCCGAGGCGTCGGCCAGGTGTGAGAGCGCGAGCGCACGGATCGAGTGCTTGAGCGAGGCGTGGTTTCGACGCTGCGCGCCGTTCAACGGCGTGATCACGGGGTCTGGGTCGGACGAGCCTATCTCGGGCCCGAGCATCAGCGCTGCTCCGAACCCGCGCGCACTGGCGCGCACCGCGTCCAAGGCCTCGGCTGCGTCGGACCCAGGCGCGACCTCGTCCGCGACCGTGCTCGCCACGCGCGTGACGCTAGAGAAAATCGAAGCCATGGCATCGTTCAACGTGTCCACCAACTCGCCAGGTGCTTGGATCAGCCGGACGGTCTGCTCCGCAATGCTCGCCACCTGGTGCGCGAATCGTGCAGGCACAGCAAGCGCTGTGCTGATCGTGCTGTTCAGTTCGGCCAGATCCGTGATCAGCCTGTCCAGCGTCTTGAGGTTCGCGGACGCGGCGAAATCTCGAATGTCCTTGAGGGTCAGGTCCCTAACCATCGCGGTTCGGACGGCGGCGCGAACGGCCTTGGAACGTGAGGCCAGGCGCCCGGCCGTGTCAGGCCGAGCCGTAGGGGCAGCTGGCCCGCCCCGGGACTCCTGGGCGTCGAACGAGAACTCCGCCTGACCGCCTTGCTCGGTCGAGGACTCGTGCACGGACACGTCGGAGCTGACCTCGACCAGGACCTGTCCGAGGTGCGGGTGGATCAAGAGGCCCGGCCCTGGCTTCTCGATCGCCTCCATGAGCTTGTCTCGGTCGCGGTCGTAGTCCGGACCGATCACGAGCAGGCGCAGCGAGAAGCGCCGAGGCTTGCGTCCGAGCGGGAGCGCGGTCACGCCGTCGTTCGAGAACGGGTGTTCGTAGATAGCCTTGCGCTGGCCGATGGTTGTGTCGGCCGAGAACGTCCAGAACTTGACGCCTCTATATGAACCCTGAGTGTACCTATCGCGCCAGGTCATCGCGCCCCCGTGGGTGTAGAACCTGTGCGCAACTGGACCGGACCGCTGCCACGCGTGGTCACGCGCACGCGATCGTCCGTGACCTTGACCTCAATCTGTCCGGTCACAGCATTGAACCCGCCGTCCGCGCGGAACGGCTGGGCGTCCGCGGACGGGCTGGTCGCGCTGTAGTTCGGGTTCGCACCTGCGTTCGCCGCGGCCTCGTCGCGGTTACGCTGTGCGTTGCGTGAGTAGGCTCCGAACGTGAACACGTCCATGAACCCTTCCCAGTTCTTGCGCTGCTGCTCGGTCTGGTAGCCCTCGCCACCCTTGCCTGCCTTTTCGAGCGCGACCACGTCCGAGACTGTCGAGACCGTGGCCTTTGTGCCGGCGGACTCGCCCGCTCGCAGCGCGAGCTCGGTCGAGAGTAGCCCGCCCCGCAGCTCGAATAGCTTACCGATCAGGCCGTCAATCATACCGCCGATCTCGTAGCCGGCCGCGAACGCGCCCGCCGCGCCGAATACCTTGACGGCGGCGGACTGGACCTTGGTCAGCCCGCCCTCCATGCGGAGCAGCTGCGCGTTCCAGGTCTGGCCTTGTTCGGCCAGGTCAGACAAGCGCTTGATAGCGCTGAGGGGCGCGAGCAAGGGCGAGGCGAGCGAGAACAGCGACGCGCTGAGGGCTGCGGCCTTGAGCGCCGTGGCTACACCCGCCGTAACGATCGCCATCTTAGCGAACCCTGCGATCGCAGTCGGGTGCTTCTCGATCCAAACCCCCATGGAGGTGAGCCAAGGCTTGGCGTCCTCGGCGAGCTGGAGCATGGCTGGCGCCATCTTCTCGCCCGCCGCAATCTTGAGGCCGTCCACCTGCGCGGTCAGGCGCTTGAGCTTGTTCGCGGTCGTGTCGCCAAGCGTGTCCGCTGCGCGTTGCATCGCGCCTTGTGAGTTGTCCATGGCCTTGGCCATGTTCTCGAACGCGGTCCCGTTCTCGCCAGCCTTGGACCCTGCTTGGATGAGCGAAGCAACGGCGGCGCTGGTCTCGCGGCCGAACACTTTCATGATCACGCCGAGGCGCTGCGCGTCAGTGTAGTGCTTGGCGTCAAAGCGCTCGCCCAGGAGCTTGAGCGCTTTCATGGGGTCCTTGGCGCCCTCGGCGAGTTGCGCGGTCGAGATCCCCAGCTCGGCGAGAGCTTTCTTGGACTTGCTACTGGGCGCCGCCATGCTCGCGATCATACCGCGCAGCGCCGTACCGGCCGAACTCGCTTCAATGCCTGCGTTGCCGAGGAGCGCCACGAACCCGGCCGTAGACTTGAGCGAGAGCCCGGCCGCGCTCGCGATCGGGCCCACGTATTTCATGGACTCGGCGATCTCGGTCAGGCCGATCGTGGACGCGTTCGAGGCCTTGAGCAGGATGTCCCCGATCGAGCCTACGTCCTGCGCCTTGAGGCCGAACTGGGCCATGGCGCTAGCGGCGATCTTCGTAGCCTCGCCGACGCCAACCTCACCAGCTTGCGCTAGCTGGAGCACCTTGGGCAGCGCAGCGATCTGTTGCTCTACCGTAAAGCCCGCGGCCGCCATCTCGCCGAGACCGTCCGCGGCCTGCGTCGCAGAGAATGCCGTGGTGGCGCCTGCGTCCAGCGCCGCCTTTTTCATCGCGGCAAAGTCCTTGGTCGAGACCTCGTCCATCTTGGACTTGGCGCGCGCCATGGCGGACTCAAAGTTCTTGAAGTCCTCGATCGGCGCCTCGACTGCGCCGAACGAGGCGTTGCGGATCCGATCCATGGCGCCCGCGAACAGCTCGGCTTTGGCGCCCAAATCGAACGCCTTGGCCGCCTGTGCGCCGAACTTCTCCATGCCCTTGGCAGCGGCAGGCGCAGTCTTGGCGATGTCGCTCAGGCCGCGCGTGGTCGTGCCGAGCGCGGACAATCCGAGCGCGCGCAGGTTCAGCGTCAGGTTAGCGACGAGGCCAGCCATGTATCACCCTAGCACACGGGCCCAGAAGATCAGATCCCACTCGTCCATTTTTGAAAGTTCGGACGGCGGCCAACGTTGCGCGAGCAGCCTCAGGGCGTCGCGGACTTGGGCGGGGCTGGCGGATTCTTGGCCGCCGCGCGGGCTTTTTTTGCGTCGCTCACAGCGGTAACCACGGCCTCGTAATCATCCACGCTCAGGGCGTGCAGGTCCTCGGGCAGGAGCCCGGCCAGGCGCGCGTACAGGAAAACGTCCTTGGATAGGTCCTCAAGGCCCGCTTTCTCGGCCGCGATCAGATCGCCTAGCGTCGGTGTGTCGCGCAGCTCCAAGACAGTGTGCTTGGTCCCGTCAATGACCAAGGGTTCAGATAGCTTGACTCGAATCTTTGCCACGTTTCCTCCTCAGGACGTGCGAGAGAGATTGCTTAGCGTCCTGCGTCCTCGTCGGACTCTACGCCTGCGTCGGGGCTGGATACGCCTGCGTCAGTCGACGGCTGGGGCTCGCCGCCGCACTGCTCCAGGTCCACGCCTACGAACGCCAGAACGGAGCCGACCGTGAGCGTGCTCACGAGTGCGATAAGTGCCTTGGGTAGTTTCATAAACGTTCTCCGGGCTAGATTGGAGGGGACCCTGTTACTAGCGTCTGGACGCGTAACGCCGGGTCCGTAGCGCCACGCGCCGCCGGCTAGTTCGGCAGTGCTTAGAACGCGGGCTCACCCTCAAACTCGATGTCGCTCTCGCCGTCGGACTTGAGGACCGGAGGCTTGGAGCACATCGCGTCACGGACGGTGTAGGTCACGCCCGTGTCCGTGACGAAAGTGATCGTCACGCTCTGGGCGTCGCGGACCTTGAACAGATCCGAGTCGGCACCGTGGATGATCACACCGCTGACCTTGGCCGCGGTCGGGGTCTCGGTGTAGCCCACGCGCTTGGAGTCCGCGAACTTGGACGTACGCTCGAACCCGCCGAGATCGATCTCCGCCTCTTTCATGCGGAGCGAGAGACCGTCCATACGGACGATCGCGTTACCAGAAAGCTTAGCCATTTTCTATTTATCCGTGGAACGGGTTCGGCGACGAGAGGGCGAGGTCCTAGCGCGTGAACGCGATCTTGATCGCGCCCACCAGGAACGAGTTCATCAGGTCCGTGGGCACGAACATGTTGAGTCGGTTCGGGTCCGAGTTGTCACGCTCCACGCGGAGCTGCTCCTCGAACGCCGCGAAATTCTCGACCCAGCCGCGATCCTCCTGGCACTGCTTGTACCAGGCCAGGATCTCGGCGCGGACGATCGAGGGCGTGACCGTGTTGTCGGGGATCTTCGTGTTACCCGTGGGCTCGTCCATGAGCTTGCAGCGTGCAAACTTGGTCCCGATCAGCGCGCGCAGCGTGTAGCGCAAGGCGCCGAGCGTGCGCACGGACATGATGTCCTGGTAGGCCGTGTCCGGGATCCCCAGACCGTTGGTCTGGTAGGTCGTAACCAGGCGCTCCACGAGCATGCGCCCGTCCGAGCCCGCCAGGACCGTGGACACGCCGTCGCTCAGAAGGATGTCCCGCTGGGCGCGCGTGAAGCGCGCTGGGCCGCGGTGCGCTGCGTAGCCGCCCAGAGAGAGGCCTGTGCGGGGCAGAGCTGGGTCAGACTTGGTCACGGTCGCGTCCGTGGCTGCTGCACGCGCGGCCACCTCCCACGGGAGCGGGGTCAGCGCGGACTTCTCGAAACCCACGAGCGAGCCGTTGGGCGTGTTGTAACCGTTGCCTGCGCTGGTCAGGTTGCCCTGCGTATCGGGCTTCGCCCAGAACAGGTGGCCGTCGATCTGACGCATTGCGCCCCAGCGGGACTCCAGCTCCGTGATCAGCTTGGCGATCTGGGTCGAGGCGTTCAGGCCGGACGCGATCGTGTGGTACTGGTCGTCCGAGAGCGCGGTCACGGCCGTGGCGTAGTCCGGGTCCGTGGCGCCGCCAGACATCGCAGTGATCGTGAACGTGAGACCTGATGGCGCGCGTTCACCGGGGATCAGCGCCACGCCGAGCTGGATGTCATTGCCTGCCGTACCCTTGTGGTTGGCCGTGAAAAGCACGGCCGTACCCACACCGTCCGCGGCTGCAGCGACGGGGAGGTCTGTCACGGATGCAGCGTTGAACGCAGCCACGGCTGCGGTCTCGAACTGCGCAGCGGTCATCCCAACCGTGACAGCGACGGCGACGCGCCGGCCGCCGACATAGAGCGGGCACTCGCCCGCCTCGGTCGCGGTGCCAGCGACAGCAATACCGCCTGTCGCTGCTGTGCCGCCAGCCTCGTCCGCGAGCGGGATCGCCCAGAGCTCGGTCAGTGGGTCCACGGCCTTGTAGGCCGCTGCTTGCTGCGCGAGGATAGACTTTTTGCCGAACAAGATAAGCGCTGTTTCTTTGCTCTCGACCAAGACCGGGACACCCGCCGTAGCCGATCCCGTGCTGAGCATTTGGCCCACGAGGAGCGAGACATGCGGGATCGGGGCGAGCCCGCGCGCGGCGCGCGACGAATCGAATTCGGCGAACAGGCCAGGCGTATTTACGACAAGAGGGATCTGGTAAAATGTGGTCATTTATCTAGTCCTAGGCCGCGCCTGAGGGTCCTGTCAGGTCAGTGGTACCACACGGGCTACACGCTATCAAGCGCACAATTTTCAAATAAGGCCTGAGTGGATTCGTTCCGCTGGGCTTGGATGCCTCGCCGCACGCACTGGACTGCGGCCTCGTCCCAGTCTCCGCGCTCGCACGCGGCCAGTAGTTTCTTGAATTTGAGCAGCCCGCCTACGCCGAGGTTGAACGCCATGTCCAGGAGCGCGATCCGGACAAGGTGCGGATAAGTCAAATATCTCGGATGGTTCTTGATCAACCGCTGTTCGAAGTCCTGCACGTGGTGCTGAAACTCGGCGCGCATGGCGGCGTCCGAGAGTCGCGCCGATGTGCGCGCACGGTAGAAGCTGGGGAGCTTGCCTGCAGGCAAGCTCTCGACCTCGATCCAGTCGAGGTCCAGTTGGCCCTGTGGAGACCAGGGTAGCCTGCGCGCGGCGAGGATACCGCCAGTGAAGCCTACGCCCCAGGTCACGACACCGGCCGTGCACTTGTAGAGGTGCGGGACTACGCCCTCAAACGGTGCGGTGAAGTCCCATTGCGTGAGCGTGCTCATGGCTCCTGCTCCAACTCTCCCGAGGCTTCCATGTGCGGGCGCTCTGGATCGGTAGGCATCGGGTCAAACGTGGCGTGCCAGCGCAGCCACGGGATCGAAGGATCGGTCTCGTCCTTGAGCTCGACCAACTGGTGGAACCCGACCGCCCACATGGCGATCCCGCCGACCTTATCCAGTGCGGCCGTGAACATGTTCCGAGCGTTCACGCCTTGCGGCGCTTTCACGTCGAGCTCGCCCCACCAGTTCCCGTTGATCACGCGCAGGACGGTATCGACCACGTCCAGGCAAGCGCTGTGCTGGTCCGCGGCCTTGTCCCAAGCGGGCTTGGGACGAGCCATGCAGCACAGACCGAAAACGGCATCGGCCCAGAGTTCACCTGTGGCGTGTTCGTTCTCCGTGTCGGAGTGGAGCAGCGCGACCACCACACAAGGCGCGTCCTTGGCGTAGGTCTGCAGGTCCGAGACCTTGAAGTCCCCGCCGTGAACCGAGACCTTGATCTTGCGCTCGGACATGCGCTCGTCCGTGGCGAGCGCAGTCGCGACCGCGTCCCTGAGCTGCCGCAGCGCAGTCATGACACCTGGCCTCCAGCCCACTCCAGAATCACCTCCACAACCTCGTCGGCGTTCTCGTCCGAGA